CCAAGGCATCTTCATCACGGGGCGATCCGCGTAGATCACGCGAGAACCGCCGGGGTCCAGAAGGCCTTGCCGCGTCCCAGAACGCTTACGTAGAGACAGCGGTCGCCGAACTTGGGGCGAGTCTGGAAGTCGACGAGGATGAGGTTGCGGTAGGTCCCGTTCCAGCGACGGACGCGGACGGCGAAGTACCAGTCGTTACGCGCGTAGACGTGACCAGTTGTTTTGAACATGACTATCCTGTTCTCGCGGCGAACCAGCGTCGAATGACGTACTGACGGACCAGCGATACGAATGTGAAAAGGAGGGTGATCAGCCCCAACTGGCCCGCGCTGGGCATGACGCCGAGGACCAGTGGGAGGATGATCGCGTTGGAGAGGAGCGAGACGATGGATCCTACGAGGAGGTTCACGTTCGCCTCGACGAAGGACATCAGCCGCGACTGCCGAACGATTGGGGGATCAACCACGAGCCCCGCGCAGATGTCGCACGGTTCAGTCTCGGTGCCGTCCCTGTCGCAGAGGTCGCAATAGGTTACGACGGAGGGTTCCAAAGGATGGGTTCCTGTTTCTTGAAGTCGTAGTGAGCGGCGTCGAGGATCTTCGCCATGCGGGCTTGGATGATCGCGTCGTCTTCAGTGAGACCGGCCTTCTCGTACGCAGCGCGGACCAAGGGCCACAACTCGTCAGGGCTGTTGAAGTCGCCAGCGAGGATCGCTTCAGCCTTCTTTGGGCCGCATCCGGGGAGACCCTTGTAGCCATCCGTGACGTCGCCCGTGAGGGTCTGCGTCATGTGGAAGTAGGCGGCTTGGTTCTCGCTGATCTCAACGATCCCGGCCTCTTCCTTCGCGCCCCACCTGACGAACAATCCGGGGATCGTCTTCATGTCCTTGTCGATGGACACGATGACCTTCTCTCCGGGGATGAGCTTCGGGTGCGTGGCGAGGATCCCCATGCAGTCGTCGCCTTCGAGACCTGGCTTGAAGAATGCCTGACGCTCGTCGATGAGAAACTGCTTGAGGTGCTTGAGGACGATGGGCTTACGGACGCTCTTGCGGCCACCCTTGTAGTCGCGGTGGATGCCGAGGCGGAAGTTACCGTCAGAGTCCGTGAGGCAGAGCTTGAAGTCGCTCGCCTTGAGGGTCTCCATCATACGCTCGACTTCGGCATCGAACGCCGTGAGAACCTCGTCGAACTCGACTTGCCACGTCCAGTATCCCGGCTCAAACTCGAAGGCCTTCTCACAGGAGAACGCGGACTCGTACGCTACGACGTCGGCGTCGATGAGGAGAGTGCGCCTAGACATTGGCCGTGTGCTTGATGTAGCGGCATGGGTATCCGAGCCCGACCTTGTTGGAGAAGCAGTAGGACGGCGTCGGTTTGGCGGTGTGCTGCCGAGCGTGGTTCTCCGCGATCATGAAGCAGGAGAACCCAATGGCGAGTATCGCCAAGAAGATTACGGATAGCTCCCTCATCAGTTGAGCTTCCTGTTGGTGAGGCCTGCTGCTTCCTCCGCGATGTCCTGCACAGCCATCTCGACGATGGTCTCACTGAAGAACGCGAGGGCCACCTTGAGTGTCTCGATGATGTTGGATCCGGGACGGAAGACGAGCAGTGCGGAGCATGTCGTCAGGTCGTGCTGGAGGAAGCCGTTGGAGACCACCTTCTCGGGGGCCTGCACGAACACCAGCGGTTCTTGCTTGCTCATTTCGATTCTTTCTGGAGCCTCGTGAAGAGGTCCGTCATTGGTGTTGGGGATCGCTTGGTTTTCGTCTTGGGTGGGTTCCTGCGCTTCCACTCGTTGTGGGCGTGGAGTTCCCAGAGGAAGCCGATAGGCTGCTTCGTCTTGTATCCGTGGACTGCGATGTCTGAGCGCCACGTTGGCCCCCAGTCGTCGTCATCGACCATGGCGGCTCCTGATGGTCTCGATACCTTTCGCCGTGATCAGCCAGCGGTGGCCGAAGTTCATACGTCCGGTGCGTGTTGTGATGAGGCCAAGGGACGCCGCAGCAGCGAACTCGGCTGCGTACGCCCTCGGTATGTCTCCCTTCACGGACGGCGGGTTGAACCAGCAGGCCGTAAGGACGTCTGTCGGAACAGCGTCAGTGGGTGTCGGCCCAGGTCTTGCCGACCTTGTAGTCGCCGTCGAGCGGGCATCCGAACTTGAAGTGTTCGCCCGCGAGTTTGATGCTTTCTTTCGCGGTCTTGCCAACGAACTCTCCTTTGTCTTCGTCGACCTCGATCTGCCACTCGTCGTGGATGTTTCCGACGAACTCGTAGTGGACGCCGGGGATGAGACCCGCGTCTTGCAGACGTGCGTCGAGGATGACCAATGCTTGCTTCATGAGGACTGCCCCTGCGGATTGCAGGAGCGTGTTAAATGCCGAGTGAGATGAGCGGCACGACAGGCGGCGACCGTCGAGACCCTTGAGCCAACGAGGGAGCGGCGAACCGTCCTTCTTCGTGGCCTTGCCTTCGACGCGGTCCTTGACCTTCTTGGTGATCTTGCCGAGCGCTGGGAGGTTCTTGAGGAACCGAGCCCGCGACTGACGTCCGTAGGCGATCTCTTTGCCCGCAGGCGCTTCGAGGATCGTACCGAGCTTCGCGTCACCGGCACCGTAGATGAAGGCGTAGAACCACACCTTGGCCTGAGCGCGTGTGCAGCCCAGAGCCCGAGCGTTGACGTTGTGGATGTCTGTCTGGTCTTCGGACTTTCCTTCGAGGACCGTCTTCACGTACGCGGCGTTGTCGTAGATCGCCATGTAGCCAGCGAGGCAGCGTAGCTCCAGCGCGGCAGCGTCAGCGCCAACGAGCACCTTGCCCTTCGGAACCGTGAACAGCTCGCGGCACTCATGACCGTAAGGCGCACCGTTGCCGGGAACCTGTGCCATGTTCGGGCCAGAGTGGGTCATACGGCCCGTGACGGCTCCGTTGGTGGTTACCCTACCGTGGATGCGTCCGTCCTTGCGTACGGCCTTCTTCCAAGCCTCCTTGCCCGTGCCTGCTTGGCCGAGCCGCTTGGTGACCACGAAGTACTCAGCGAGGATCTTCGCTTCGGGATACGGCAGGAGGCCGAGCACCTCGTCGTCCACCTTCGGCTTTCCATCCGGGGTGTACTCGGTGGGTGTCCATCCGTACTTCGCGTTGAGACGTCCCGCGATGTGCAGGCGGGAGCCGGGATTGAACTCGACAATCTTGGTGGTCGTGTAGGGCTGACCCTTGATGCGACCGAGGGTCTTGTTGTTGGCCCCAGCGACCTTCGTGGTGTGAACCTCCCATGCCGGGAAGGCGGTCTTGAGTTGCTGCTCCAGCTCGTACTTGCGGCCTTCGAGCTTCCCGACCAGTGCGTCACACTTCTTCTCGTCGAAGAGGAAGCCGTGCTGCTCCTGACGGAAGATGATCTTGGCGACCTCTGTCTCCAGCTCGTAGCTGTCTTCGGACCAGTTCTCCTTCGCAAGGCGGTCCCAGAGTTTCGCGGTGACCTCGATGTCTTGGACGCAGTAGTCCACCATCTCTTGGTTACAGGTCTCCCACTTGCCGCTGTAGTCTCCCTTGTATTCGAGGAGGCGGTAGCCGAAGGCCTGTAGCGAGTACGCCCCGATCATCTTGCCGGGGATCTTGTCCTTCTTGAACAGCTTGAAATCTTTGTCGCGGAGATCGTCCTTCGGCCACACGACGCGGGACATGATGATCGTGTCGCGGATCTGTGCCTTGTAGGCGACGTGCGGGTAGAGCTTGCGGAGGACCGGGATGTCGTACCCGATAATGTTGTGTCCGATCAGCAAGTCAGCCTGTGCAAGCAGATCGAGCCCGCGCGACAGGGGGATGTGCTGGACGCCGTCCATCGGCTCCCATGGAAAGTCCGTGGCCATGAAGTTCTGGCCGGTGTCCACGTCACGGAGGCCGATCATGTGGAGGGTAGAGACCTCTTCGAGGAGGCCGTTCGTTTCAATGTCGAAGATTAGTTTCAATGCGCCTTCCCTTAGAATGGCTGGGGAGGCTCCCAGTTGTGGGAACCTCCGGTTAAATCAGTAGCCGTAGCGGCTGCGTTCAAAGCGTTCCATCTGCTGTCTCCAGTCCTCGCTCTCCAGACGGAAGTCGCGGAGCTTGACGAGGTCGGACAGAGGTTGGTTGGTGGTGAAGATGAAGCGGGAGATGCGGGTCCAGCCGTTGTCTCGTTCCTCATTCTCCACGTCGATGTCGAAGCGTACCTCGCGGATGTCGATGGGCACCTCTGCCGCCTTCGGATCCCAGTAGGCGCATGACATCGCCATGACCGGAAACGACCACGACCGTCCCATCATTTGACGGCGGTCCAGCCCTCGCATGTAACCGAGGGTGCGCTTGTGGTTTTGCCTGTCGACGACCTTCACCTCGAAGGGTTCTCTCTTCTTGGTCATGCCGCCACCCACACGATTGCGTTGCGACCCGTGGGTGTCTTCCGGCGCTTGCCGCTGTCCTTGATCAGACCCTTCTTTTCGAGGGCGAGACGAGTACCGCAGGCGGACTGAAGGAGGACACCAGTGGTGAAGGCCAGCTCACTGAGCGTGTAGCCGTAGTCCTCAGACCAGCGGATGAGTTGGAGGAACCGCGCTTCCTTTGCAGGCAGCGAGGGGCGGACGCTTGCGTAAGCGTCGAGCGATGTTTCGCGCATGTAGTGTCTCCTCAGTCCCACTTATGGGAACGTTGTGTTAAAACGGAACGTCGTCGTCGATGTCTGTGGATTGGTTCTTGAAGCCGTGCTTCTGGCCCTCAGGCGGGGCGTCAGCGGCGATGAGACGGGACGAGCTGCTGTCGTACCCGAAGTGGATCACCTTGCCCGTGGAGCGCCCCGAGAGACGATCCTTGAGGATGCGGAAGGTGGTGAGGGTGGCGATCTCTCGATCCTCGTTCTGTTGGTCACGCTCCATGCCGAACATGAAGTTGCACCAGAAGCCGATGGCACGAGATCCCTTGAAGTGTTTGATCATGACCCGCCCGCCTTCCTCGTGGGACTTGCCCTCGGGGGTCGACAGGTGGGACACGAGATGGATGATGACCCCGAGTTCCTTTGCGAGGACCGCGATCTTCTCCATCATGTCTTCGAGTGCTTCCTTCTCGGAGAGATCGGAGGCAGCAGCCAGGGCGGTCAGGTTGTCCACATAGAACAGCTTGATGCCTTCGCTGTGGGCGAGGTATCGGATCGTCGTGCTTACGGTGTCCCACTCGGTGGAACCGAAGGAGTCGTAGAAGAGGATCCGGTCGTCCGTCTCAAGGCGATCAAGGGCGGCAACGAGTTCGGCCTTATCCCACGATCCGTCTGGGACGTGGAAGGATTTGCCTGAGAACTTTCCGGCGACCCGGAGGAGGGTTTCGTCGGGGGGCTGCTCAAGGAAGAACAGTCCAACCTTCTCCCCAAGAACGTCGACGTCGAACTGGACTTGCTGAACAAGGAAGTCAGTCTTGCCAACACCTGTGCCCGCGCCAAGGCAATAGACACCGACCCGTCGTCCATAGGTGAACGCGGTGAGGCGCTCGTCGAACCATGGGTATCCGATGACAGGATCAGCAAGGGCTCTGGCCTTAACGTCCGAGATCCGTAGAACTCCATCGGGGCGATACTCTCGTGCTCCCCAGATGGCGTCGATGATGAGGCGTCCGTCTCCCGCGAGCAGTGCTTCGCTGGCATCCTTGTGTCCTTCTAGTTTCGCGATCTTGGCGCGACCGATGGGGAACAGCGGGGCACATTCCTGCACCGCGTTCTGGCCATCCTCGTCCATGTCGAACATGAGCACGATGGTGTCGAAGCCGAGCAGCCATTGCATCGACCGGGCGATTGCCTTCTTGGCACCAGCGGCACCATTGGGAACCGAGACGACCGGCCACTTACAGTCCTGCACTTCGGCCACGGACATCGCGTCGATCTCACCCTCGGTGATCACGACCATCTTGCCCTTGTCGCGCCATGCTTGCTGACCGAAGAGACCACCATCCTTGAGCTTGCCGATGGTGTGGATCTTGTCCTTGTCCCGAGGCCGAACCTTCTGGGCTACCAGTTCGGTTCCGTCCTGGGAGAAGATGTCGGCCACCTGAACTGTCTCACCGAACTCCTTGGCGAGCCGGTAGGAGAACTTGCGACAGGTGCGTTCGCTGATCTTCCGCACGGTGAGCGCGGTGTACTTTCCTTCGAGGAACTTCTCGTCCCTCTTGACGGTCGGCCTGCGGTCCTCACTGACCGAGCCGTCGCCTTTCACGTATGCGTCTTCCTCGGGGCAGGCGAAGCAGAAGGTGTGCCCGTCGCTGTAGGTTGCCCGAGCATCGGAGGAGCCACACTTGTCGCATGGCCCCTTGAAGAGGAGGTCGCTTTCGGTTTCGTCGTTCACGGGAGGTATCCCAGCTTTGATTGGACCTGACGCTCCAGATCGAGAAGCTCTAGGCGCTCCTTGATTTGCTCCATCGTCTCGTGAACCTGATGGTCGTAGACGTTGAGCGCGGGGATCCGATTGAGGGACGCGCGGCGTTTTCGGCGTTCCTCGTCTTCCAAACGTCGGCGTTCAATGTTTCGCATGGCGCGGGCGTGGTTGGCCGTAGCGAAGGCGGCGATCCCAGCGAGAAACATCACTTACCGATAGAGCGGAGGATGTTGATCACGACGTTCGCGACAACAGCGATGCCGAAAATCTGGAGGGCGCTGAGCGCAAACCCGATGAGCGGGAGAGTCAGCCAGAGGATGCCGAACAGAAGACCGATCTGGACCGTGTTCAGGACGACGAGAGTGATGATCCAAGAGAGGATCGCAATGATGGCGGGGGTCATGGGTAGACGTACCTCAGGATGTTCAGGGTGATGTAGACGGTGAGCGCAAGAAGCGCCCACGCCGGGTGCATTGAGGGACGCCTCAGGCTGCGACGGAGTAGCGGGTGTAGAGCTTGCCGGTCAGCGGGTGACGGCGGCGATCCGAGTTGATCTTGATCCCTGCTTCTTTCAGGTCGCAGATGCGGCGGCTCAGCGTTGCCGAGGTGATGCCGTAGTCGTTCATGGCGTCACGCGCGGAGATCGAGCCAGCCCGTTCCATGTGCGAGAGGACGATGCGAGCCTGTTGGGTGAGGCCGAGCGAAGTGAAGATGTTGGTCATGGTTCTGTTTCTTTCGATGAAGAGAATGAGAGGGATCAGAGCTTGGTGGTGACGGCAGTCGCGCGGGGCTGCACGGAAGAGGACACGGCTTCGAGCACGAGGAACGTCTTGTCGTTGTGCTTGTGGGCCATGGCGCGGGCGACGAACTCAGCCTGCTCGCGGGTGGCGAACTGCTTGGGCTGACCAGCCGGTGCGTACTGGCCGTTCTCGAAGAGGCACACGATGAAGCGTTTCATCTCGGGCTTCGGTGCGATGTCGTCGGTGATGATCGAGTGAGCCCGCTTACCGACGATGCCGGGGGTCAGCCACATACTGGCGCTGTCTCTGGCGAACCTGTTGAGGAACTCCACCTCCCGGTGGCGCTCGATGTCAGCGGCGGTCTGATGCAGCTTGAAGTTCACTGCGCCCCAACCGTTGGTCGTGCGGCGACGGCTGTCCATGACGATGTCGATGGATTCGCCCCATCCCGTGCAGGGGTGGACTTCCTTCACGGTATACTGGCGGTCCTTGATGAAGCCACCACAGGCGCTCGAAGTGAGAGCGACAACGATGTCACCGGCGCTGAACTTGGAGACCGGCTTCTCTTCGATTTTCTCGAAGCGGGACTTCATGACGCCGACGAGGTTCGTGCCGTTGTCCAGCTTCACTCTCATTCCGCCAGCGGAGACGCGCGTAACAACGCCTTCGTCGCCGACGCGACCGCCTTTGGTTTCTGATAAGACGTTGCTGGTCCGGGTGCAGCGGACGCGGTCGCCGGTCTTGAACGTGGTGGTCATGTGTATTTCCTTCTCGTGATTGAGTGCGAACAGTCGCTGGAAAACAGAAAGCCCCCGATCCGTGAGGACCGAGGGCGATGGGGAGATAGGCTAGGGGTAACCCTCGTTGTCACACGGGGGGATTAGTGCTTGACCTCCGAGGCCAGGAGGGCCTTGAGGAACGCGCCGTAGTAAGTCGCGATGAGGGCGGCTTTGTCCGTGCCGTTGATGATCTTGCGGGCAGCGACAGGACTGGAGGAAGTCGGCGTGAAATAGTGCGAGAGTTTCCTGCCGGTGAACCAGCCCTCTTCCATGCCGACGATCATGATGAGGATCGCGTACTCGGGAAGCATGACGAGATCGGGCTGCTTGGTGAAGTCGACGTCAATCCCGAAGAGTTCTTTGAGACGCTTCGAGGCCTTGATGTAGTTGTAGTCCCATGTGAGCTGGACGTATCCACGACCCCAGAAGCCCGAGGCGTGATACTTGCGACCACGGCCACGGCCATACTCCTCAATCGGAAGCATCGTCTTGGCCGTCTCGTGGAACGTCGTCGCCAGCATGTAAGCGAGGAACTTGATGAAGCCGTTTGGTCGGGCCTGCTCATACGCCGTGAGGATGAACTCCATGGCGGTGACCTGTGTGCCCGTGAGCTTACCGAACAGCGGACGGATTGCTGCGAAGAACTTCGCGCGGTCGTACGTGATCATTTCTTGGTGGCCTTCTTGAGGACCGCCAAGGCAGCGAGGCTCGCCTTGTTCACCGCCTCGCGGATCCACGCTTCCGGGATCAGCTTGTCGGCGTACTTGAAGCCGTTCTTCTCGCACCACATGGCGTACGTCGTGCTCGATGTCTTCGAGATCGTCGCCTTGCTGCGGGAGAACACGAACCGGATGTCGATGTCCGGGTGCTGCGCCTTGACGGCGAGGTGTTTCTGACGGTCAGCCGTGACGAAGCGGCCCTTGCTCTCGATGACGATTCCGTTCGGGAGGGGGAAGTCCGGCGTGTACTTGTGAACTTTCTCGGGTTTCACATACGGGATAGTGTGAGTCTCGAAGGAGACTTGGATGTTGTGGGCGCGGAGCTGGTCAGCGATCTTGTCTTCGAGACCTGATCGAAAGCCGTGCTCGATGCCGGGATCCTTACGTTTGATGGGAGCCGCCTTGCGGACGGCCCCCTTCTTGATGATCGGCACGATTAGAACTGGTCTTCGCCGCCGTCGTCGTCCGTGGAGGTATCGGTCTGGTCGTCTGCCTCGTCATCCGAGGTGTCCGCCTTGTCCTCACCGTCGTCCTCGTAGCCTTCCTGCTCACCGAAGCCGAAGCCCGATGCGGAACGCTGCGCGGCACCGCCGGTCGACACCAGCTCGACAACCTGAGCGGCCTCGATCTGGAGCTTCACGCCGTACTCGCACTTGGGGTTCACCCATGGCTTCGCGGAGTAGGCAACGATAAGCACGGAGCCGCCGAAGATGTCCTTCTTCATGGCGCGACCCTTGGCGTCGAACAGTGGGATGCTGCGCTTCCACGGCTTGCCCTTGGCAGTGACGCCTGAGGCGGTGGACTTGAAGGACGCGACCGTCTTGCCGGTCTCATCGCCTTCCTCGTCGACCTCGTCGTAGTAGGGCAGATCAGCGGCCTTCGCCTCGACCTTCTTCTTGGTCTTCTTGGTGGCTTCCTTGGCTTTCACGATGGCTTCCGCCTCGGCGATTTCCATCTGGGCATCGACGATGGCGCGGAGATCGTCCGCGTTATCCATCGAGAGTTTCACCTTGTACTCGCCCTCTTTCTTGTACTTGGTGTCGGGGTTGTTCAGGTACGGGAAGATGCTCACGCCCTTCGGGCTCTGGTGAACGGGGAGCTTCTCAAACTTCTTGTTGTCGTCGGCCATGTTGGTCCTTTGGAAAATGCAAAAAGGCCCCCCGGATGGGAGGCCTGCGGTGGTCGATGGGTGTCAGTAGTGGGATCGTTTAGACAGCCGAACGCTGCCGGGTGCCCATGCGCTTCGGGCTGTACGCACGTTCAAGCGAGGGGATGTCGTAGCCCTCTGCCATGAGGCGCTGTGCGAGAACCATTGAGATCCGCCGACCGGCTCTCCAAAGGGAGATGGCGGTAGTGAGGGCAGAGCTGTCGTCGTTGAAGGGCATGGGACTATCTTTCAGAGAGCGATGATAAGGATCGCGATGAGGACGTAAGGGATGACGGACAGGGCCATGATGACCTTGTGCCGGGGGCTGATGCAGCCGGGGTGTTCAGGGATCATTCGACCTCGGCCAGTTCCAGCTCGCTGGCGCAGACGATGCGGCCTTCGGCTGGTCCTTCGAGGAGGCGGATGGCGTAGAGGATGCGACCGACCGAAGTCTTCGGGCTGACCCTGACGATCCGTACGAGGGTCGATTGGGCGCTTTCGAGGAAGGCGTAATCGCCGGGTTCAAACTTTGGCATCAGAGGTCGTTCTCCACGTACATGCGGATCGCCTCGAAGTCGGTGCCGAGGTGAGTGTCATGCGAGTTGATGAGGTTCTTCACGAGGACCATGGTGTCTTGGAGATCCAAGCCCTTGCCTTCGATGAAGAGGACGGCTGCGGCCAGAATGGCGACCGGCTGAGCGGCGGGGCTGGCGTTGTTGGCGACCGCGCTGATCGCGTGGAGAGTGGCGTTGGCCGTCTCCTGGCGGGGCGCGTTGATCATGAGGGAGTGGAGCTGCTTACCGCGCACGACGCTTTCCTTTCGGGGCGACGACCTCAAGAACCTGACGGTTGAACTCGCGGCGTTCGCTCTTGCTGAGCTGAGAGCGGTCGAAGGTGTGGCCGTTGATCACGACCTCGTCCTTGGCGGCACCCATTCGGATGATGAGGGACGGCTTCATGGGAAGATCCTTTGGTTGGAAGATGTGCAGTGAATGCTAGGGGTAGCCCTCGTTGTCACAGCGGGGGATTTCCCGCCGTGATCAGCGTAACGTTTGCAGAAGTGGGATCCTTTAGGCAAAGAAGAAATCGGACTGGAGAACCTGATCCAGTTCCAATGTGCCTTTGGCCGGGATGGCCGGAACCTTCTCCGCATCCTTGTCGGTGACCAGCGCCAAGACCTGACGCTGGAAGTCTTCGAGCGGCTTATTGTCGGTGTAGAGACGGACGAAGCTCTCCCGGATGATCCGAGCGAACGGTGCCGAGTTGCCCGCGTGTGTCCCGAACGAGTCGTGGATCATGGCGAAGTACCCGATGCCCTCTTCGACCGACTGGCGGACAGCACCACGCATGGCGGTGGCGTCCATGGAGTGGACCCAGTTCGGAGCGATGCCGTTGGCCTGCTCCCGCTTGTTGATCTCGGCGGTGTCCTCCGTGAGGTTGAGAACGGTGACCTCGCCAGCGATGTGCGTCTTCACCTTGGTGACCTTCTGGACATAGTAGGCCTGCTCGACAGGGAACCCATCCGGGGTCTGCCAGAGCATCGGGCTGTTGGCCTTCGAGACGAGGACCACGCAATCCTTGAGCCACTTCATGCCCTCCCGAGCAGCCTTCACGGTGTCACCGATGGCCTGCCAGATGAGGGGGTTGAGGAACAGGGCGGCGTCGAAGATGCCATCGTCCTCCTCGTCGATCTGGAACACGTTCTCCACGCCCTTCTCCTTGATCTTCTTGCGGATCGCCTCGTCGATGAAGTCGCGGGACGAACGCTGGCTGGACCCGTAAGGCAGGGTCATGACCGAACGCTTGGAGATCGAGCGATCCACACCGAACCGGAGCCACTGGCGGGCCATGTCCTTGTAGTCGACCGAGTCCCGGAGAACCTCCCCGGTCTCCTCGTCCACCTTCACCTTCTCCCAGCCCTCGATCAGGTCAGCAAGGAACCCAGAAGTGGGAACCTCAGGACGCAATAAGGCCGTGAGGTATTCCACGGCGCGGCCTGCGACTTCACCGTAGATGTCCGAAGGCTTACCCGAGGTGGACGGTACGAGGTTCGTGGCGGCACCACCGACCTGATCCCGCAGGACAGCGGAGTAGTGCTGGATGCCGTTGCAGGATCCGTCCATGGCGATGGGAAGGGACGAGCAGAAGGCATCACCCTCGGCCACGTACCCGGCCCACTCGAAGCAGAACGCGAGGAAACACCACGTCTCGCCTGCGGCCTGCCAGAAGTCGAAGCCGTCACCGAGCGGATCGGCAGCGACCCGGAGGATGCTCTCTTGGTTGTCGAGCACCCACTGAACGCGCTCCTCCAGGCTGATCTTATCGTTGCCGTAGGTGTTCGCGCCCTGAATGGCGAGGTACTGCCAGCCGTCCTCACCCAAGGGGATCCCATGGGCGAACGTGAGGAGGCTCTTGGTCACATCGTTACCCTGCGGGTTGAGGAACTTCGGGATCGCATAGGCGCGGCCCCGGAAGTCCACCTGATGGGGGAAGTAGAACTCCTCGTAGGCGCTCATCTTCTTCGCGGCTTGGATGGTGGACAGGAGAGCCTTGCGCTTCGAGGTCATGGCGATGTTCTCTTGGATCACCTTGTTGGCCTTCCGCTTCCACACCTTGAAGGCATCCGGGTCGACCTCCTTGAGGTTCTCGCAGGCCTTGACCGGGGCGTCCGCATCACGGAGCGCGGGCAGACCCTTGGCCGAACGCTCGCCCTCCCAGATCGCAAGGAGGACATCGAGCACCGGCTTGTTGACCTTCCATGGGGTCTCTTGGATGGCGTTCACGGCGTCGTAGACCTTGGCCATGTCCTTCCCGGCGAGCCCCTTGTTGTACCCAGCCTTGGACTTGATGACGAACTTGATGCGGCGGGCCATGCCTGTGTAGTAGCCGCCGTTCTTCGGGCCAGCCCACGGCTTCGGGGGGATGATCGTGGGGAGGTACTCAGGGGACAGGATCTCGAAGGTGGTCTTGCACTTGGCGACCCACTCACGGGCGAGGTCGGTCGGGATCATCTCGACGCCCACCTGTTGGGAGCCCTTGATGATGTGCCGCTTCTCCAGCAGACCCGTCACGTTGTTCGCGAGGTCCATCAGGAGGAACCCGAGGTGGGCCATGTCCGTCTGGGACCAGTCAGCCGGATCCACGAGACCCGTCCGGTTCATCATGAGACGGGAGACCACGGACTTGTAGCGGTACGAGGTGGCCTTCTCGACCTGACGCATGGTGACCTCGTACTTGTCAGGGTTCTCGGCCATGAACTTGTCGAGGCGGACCTGATCCTGAAAGAGGCGGGCGATGGACAGGGCGAGGGTCTGAGCCCGACGCACCGAGGAGATCCCGTCGAGGATCCCACGGAGGGCGATGTAGGCCGACACGTCAGCCCCGAGGTAGGTCAGGTAGGTGACGTGAGCCCGACGCCTACCGGGGCGGCCCATGGCGGCTGCGTTGATCTCCGCTTGGATGGCCTCGGTGACCTCGGAGTGCATCTTCTTCATGAGGAGGACGCCGTATGGGGTCTCGCTCTCGTTCTGGCGGGTTGCCGCCTTTTGCATGGTCGACAGGAACTTGTCCCGGCCAGCGGTGACCATGTCGTACTCAAGGTCGATCTGGGCCTGATAGAGGGGATGGTCGATCACGGATGGACTCCTATGGGAATGAATCTGAGCGGAGACAGGATGGCCACTGCTAGGGGTAGCCCTCGTTGTCACACGGGGGATTTGTTGGGTAGAAATGCAGAAGTGGGAACGTTGTCTGTCACGACGGACGTGTCACAGCCCTGTCACTGTGACGACGATGTCACATGTGGGAACCTTACGGCGCAGCTAGGGCCTTATAGGTTAAGGCTTTGGGATTTAAGGGAGATCAGTTGCGGGAGCGTCACACAGGGTCTTTTAAGTCCCATTTTGTGACAATCGGGGTGGTGCGGACGACGGGACTCGAACCCGTAAGCCTTTGAAGGGCGGCAGATTTTAAGTCTGCTGCGTATACCATTTCGCCACGTCCGCGAGAGGCCATTGTCACAGGTTTTGTGACATACGTTCCCAGTTCTGCAATCGGGGGACACGCAGGGGATTTGATCCCCCGCGCTCCCTAGCACCATCAAAGGTGGAAGTCTCCCTTGGTGATCACATGGACGCCCTTCACGAACACCATGAAGTCTTGGATGGTGTCGCCGTTCGTGTCTCCACCGACGTAGGTGCCCGACTTGGTGTCCAAGGTCGTCAGCTCCCCGGCCTTCCCGCTGAAGCCCGCCTTGCCCACGAAGGTGAATGCGTTGTTCCCGGCCCGCGTCACGTCAGCGTCGATGTAGTGGAGGTCGATCTTGTCCTTCTGCCCACGGGAGAAGTCCGCGATGGTGTCCATGTGCTTGAAGTCGAGGATCGACCAACTATCAATAGTGTTCTTGAAGACGAACTTGTCGGCACCGGCTCCCCCGTAGAGGGTATCCTTACCGAGGCTCCCGTAGAGCCAATCCTTACCGTCCCCGCCCTTGAGCGTGTCGTTGCCAGCGTAGCCGTCGATCTTGTCGTTGCCCGCCCCGCCATAGAGCTTGTCCGAATAGTTGCTCCCCAAGATGCGGTCGGGACCGGCGAGGCGGGAGAAGTCGAACGAGGCCATGTTGGTAGCTTTGTAGAAGTCGTAGAGCATCGTAGTTCCTTGTTTCTTGGAGGGTAGTGAAAGGTTGTTCGTCAGGCCATCTCAAGGGCCTGCGCGGCCTCTTCGAGGTTGCCGGGGGAGAGGTGCGCGTACCTCATCGTCATCTGCATGTCACTGTGACCAAGCCACTCCTTGATGACCTGTAGACGGACGCCGCGCTGCGCCAGCCGGGAGGCACAGGTGTGGCGGCAGATGTACGGCACGAAGTGGGGATCATTGGCGAACCCGAGGTGGTTCCGAGCCCGGTCCCATCCGTTCCGCATCCACTCGTTGTCGTACGGGAACGGCGTCGCATAGTTGTGCCGCCGCATCATGATCTCACGGACCCGCTTGGTCATCCGCACTGAGCGTGGCTTGCCGGTCTTCGTGTCCCACGCCGTGACCATCCCGGTCTTTAGGTCGATGTCCCGCTTGGTCAGCCCGTAGAGTTCAGAGGGACGCATCCCGGTATCGAGCAGGCAGATGATGGTGTCGACGTGGTCGTGCTTCTCCCACCGCCGCAGCGTGTTGAGCACTGCCGTCTCTTCCTCGTCGGACAGCCAGCGGATACGCCCGCCGCCCTCCTTGGGACGCTCGATGACCGGCATGGTGTCGATGACATTCTCACGGATTGCCTGCCGCAACACCTTACCGAGCACCGCGAGCTTGCGGTTGATCGTGCCGTTGGCATTGCCCTTCGCCTTGAGCGCGTCGATCCATGCGTCCAACTCGTAGGTGCCGATGGACTTGACCATGCAGTCCTCACCGAAGTGCTGCATCATCAGTTCAAGGTTGATGCGGGCCTTCTTGATGTTCTTGCCGGGGTTGCCGAACTTGTCGAACTGCCAGTGCTTCTTGAAGGTGAGTTCGGCCATGACCCGCAGGCTCCCCTTCTTGCTGTTCTTCTCGGCCTCTGGCCCAGAAGTGGGATCCTTTGGGCACGGATAAGGATCGCCCGCCAGCATAGCGTCGACCACTTTCTTCTCGTGCTCCTTGGCCTCCTTCTGAGAGGCGAACGTCTCGCGACGACGCACCCCTTGAACCATCTTGTCCCATTGCCAGGACGATCCACGCTGTCTGATTGCCATTTACTTCTCCATGTAGTGTGCGATGGATGCGGCCAGCCTCTCTCCCAATGGGGTCAGCCACGCGATGTTGTTTCGAGCGTCGTTGGGATCACGCCCGTAAGCGACGAGCGGTGTCCCGTACTTCCCGGCAAGAAGCGCAACGTTCCGGTTGGTTGCGGAAGAGGATTGACCCGTCCGCAGGCCGATTTCCCTGAACGGTATGCGAGGAGTCTCCGCGATCACCAGAAATGTCGCCGCCACTTGGATGGGCATTTCGGGGTTTATCTTCCGAAACTCCTCCAGCAATAAGAGTGAGCGTTGGAGGTGTCTTGTTGATGCGTTCATAAGGTGGTTGCTCCTTGCGACTCAGTACTACACGGAACCTACCGCACCACAACTCTAGCCCAGCTCCACGTTCCCATCTGTGGGAATAAAGAGGGGGGTCGTCGGGCGTGTACTCCCCGAAGATCTCCACACCTAGTGCGGAGGCGTAAAAAGACTTATTTTTCATGATGTTATACGTCCGTGTGGGGATGCCCTCTCGTAGCAAGACCCCTAATGTACTGTGCGAGAGCTTCCCACCTATGTGCCCCAGAACGGACTAGGAACAAAGTGGCAGGGTGTCACAGCCGGGAACCATTCCCAGCCAAGCTTTTTCGCAGGAAAAATAACGGGTTAGAGGTACGTAACGCACCCTGTTCAACCACCTCTTTTATGTATGGGTGGTATGTTGTTTTTGTGGATAACTCCGCCACCCTTCGATCCCAGATGTGGCGACATGGCGACATGCCACTACCGAGGAGGGGCCAAGGCGGTCCCTCTCCGGTTTCGGCCCACGTCAGGGGGCCTCGTCAGGTGGTCTTGGGGATCATCCGACAGATGCGGCTCTTGTGCTCCTCGAAGGCGCGGCGTTGCCGTTCCTCCATCACGTCAGCCATGAAGATGACTTGGCTCATGAGGACGATCTGAGGCTTCACGATGCGGCCCTCGATCACCTCCTGTGCGATCCGGTCGGCGGCGTCGACGTGAAGCTTGCAGTTGCGTCCCTTTTCCATGGCGTTTCCTTTCTGGCGGTATTGTTGAGACTCGCGGCGGTAGGCGTTGAACTTCATGGCGCAGAGGGTCATGCCCGGTTCTCCACTGAGACGCGGGCGGTGCGACCGGCCAACATGCGGGCCACGTTGACGGCCTCGCCTTTGCGGCTGAACTTCTCAGAGAAGAGGATGGGAGAGCCGAACCAGCCGGGTCTGTCGGTGGTCTTCTGGAGACGCCAGCGGCCATTCTGCTTGAAGACGTGATAGGTCTCCTGTCCCTTGCTCATGCCAGTTCCCCCATCACGAGGGCGGCAGCGGCCTTGGGATCCAACAGCCGAGGCGAGTTGCCCGACCAGTCGATGGTGCGGACCATAGCAGGGATGATTTCCCAGTCGTATGGCTTGTCGTTCAGAAGATCGCGATCAAGGTGCTTCTCGACCTCGACGCACCATGCCCCGATGACGGGGACCGTGGAGCGAAGCTCGCAGGTGCCGACTTTCTCCCAGTAAGCCCGGAAGTGAGCGTCGGAGGCCTCCAGCATGGCCTCCCAGACACACAGGGCGGCCTCCATTTCGAGGAACGTGTAGACAGGCTTGGCGGTGGTCATCTTGGTTCTCCAGTGTTGCAGAGGTGGGATCGTTATTCCGTAGCTGCGGCGCTCTCGGCCTCAGTCATGTCGCAGGGATCGAAGGCGAGGATGCCGGGCAGCGGCTTGCGGCCCTTGGTGTGCCCGAGGAAGACCATGGGAGCGGTGCCGACGTTGAAGGCCTCGCCCTCGGAGTGGACCGGCTTGCCGTACTTCGCAGCGGCCTTGCCGTAGGCGTTGTTCGCCCTCGGGCAGAGGTGCCATTCGTAGTAGCGGACGAGCTTGCCGCACTCGCAGCCATCGTCACGGTCGCAGGCCTCAAGCTGGCCGGTGATGTTGCCCTTGGCGTCGAAGGTGACGTCTCGAAGGAGGACGCGGCTTGCATGGGCCACGGTGCGCCGGTCGGCGAAGCTCCACAGGGACCAATCCTTGGTGCGGCTGTTCCAGTATGCGCGGACCTTCATGATCAGCCCTCCAGCTTGATCGTGGGGAGGTCGCGAGGGTCGAAGTCGTCAAAGCCGTCGATCATGTTCGTTCTCCGTTGCAGGGCGAAAGCACCCACTGGAGAGGCCCGTAGGCCCCTCGGATGGAGGCTCCCAGAGGTGGGATCGTTTAGGCAGCGAGAAGGGCGGGAGCAGCCCGCTTGAGGCGCTTCGGAACGACGGCCATCTTGTCTTCCGAGAAGGGGTCAGTGAGGATCAGAGCCCCAGAGGCGTCGTACATCCAGTTGTTCCCGTGGATGTCAAAATAGGCGTGAGGGAAGACCGTCTGGAGGTGCCGCAGGAACCGAGCCTCTGCCCTGTACCCAGCCTTGTCGAACGCGGTGAGGACGTATGACAGCCCGGTGTAGCGGTTAGAGAGAGCCCCGAGGATCGCCTTGGCTTTCTCGCGTTGCTTGCCAGTCACCTCGGAGGAATACTGACGGTCGTGCAGGGTCTCAACCATGCGATCGAGGACGGCCACGAAGAACTTGCCGTTGCCGTGCCACTTCAGGGAGTGGATGCGAGGGACGAACGGACCCGGATTGTGGAACGCCCATTCCGCATAGAGCGGCCATACGTCGGTCGCGTTCCGGCAGACCTTCACAACCTGAGAGCATCCCGGTTTCCCGAGGACCACGGAGTAAAAGCCCTGTCCGAGGGCACGGAAGCCGCGCTTGGTGAGAGCCTTGATGTAGGCGTCAGGGTTCGTGAAGGTTGCCATCGTCGATCTCCGTTGTGTTGCTGCGGGCTTGGCCATCGTCAGGGGACGCCCTACGTCCCGACCGGATCGCTCCGGTTTCGGCCTGTCGTTCCCAGATGTGGGATCGTTAGTCCACGACAAAGCCCGACGTGTCCCGCTTGGCGTTGCCCTTGGCGTAGAGGGCCACGAAGGCCCCGAGACCATCCGGCCCCTTGGGATCGAGGAAGCGAAGATCGCTTTCGTCGCCGGGATGAACCGGCCATGCTTCCATGCCGCTGAATGGTCCCCAGCCGTTCGCAATCCTGTCGTTTGCAACCGCCTTGCTACGGAAGACCACGGCGACGTTGAAGCCGTTCAGCATGGCTTGCTCAGCTTGAGCATCGTTGCCGTCAGCCAGAGAGAACGTGAGAGCGTAGTTCGCTGGGACGTTCTTGCGGTTCGGGAGCTTCGTGTAGTCGTAGAACTGGACGTTAGGGAACACGTCGTGGACCCGGCGACCACCCTCCGAGGCAATCCCTACGCTCTCCCAGCGAATGTCCGAGGTGCCGTTGAGACGGAAGACCGGGATAAGGCCCTTGCGTTCGGCCAGAGCGACTGCCCTACGGATCTCAGCGACGAGGTCCGTCATGAAGCCCTGACGATCCTCGAAGAAACGCTTGGTCTTCCGAATGCGGGCCTTCTGGATCGTGTTGTAGGTGCCCGCTTCGAGATCCGCCAAGGTGAGAGGACCACGGCCCGCAATCATCCCGCCTCGCCCTGCCGTGTTCAGGCAAGCCGCCTTGCAGCCCTCAGTCGCCATGGGGCACGTCTGGTAGCCCGAGAGTTTCGCTGGAGCGAGGTGGAGGATGAAGGTCCAATAGCCCTTGGCATTGCCCTTTTCGATCTTGGGGTTGCCGGTGGTGAGGATCTTGAAGCTGGACATGGTACGGTCTCCGAAGGTTGTCAGATGTGGGAACGTTAGGTCAAAGAGAGAGGCCCAAGAGGGCGAGTGATCCGATGAGGATGAGGCCCAAGAGGTTGACTGTGAGATAGGTCTTAGTGTTGTCGATCATGGTAGTTCTCCGGGTTGTCCAAAAGGCCCCGCCATGAGGCCCTTTGGTGATCCCGAAGAGGGATCGGTTGGCTCCGTTTTTCCGTGCTCACGGTGGCCTAGAGCTATTCACTTTTCAAAGAGCAATCCCCTTGGGGACCACCGGGCTCCCTAGTGCCTCGCTGGGAGGCTTGATGTGGTGTCGTCCGGTGTGATCAAACAATAGGATCACAGATGTGGGAACGTCAACAAGAAAAATCACATTCGGACCAACTTTTTTACAATCCATTGTTTTCGTTAGGTTTTTCCACGTCGATTTGTGACGATGGGAGCGAGTAAAACAACAAATCGTTGCCGATTGTGGGATCGAATCAGTGCAGCGTTAGCGAACGCATAGCGGCGTCCTAGCGTGGTCGTTTGGCCGTCCTAGCGTGGTCGCATTGCATCCCAGGTACGCGTTGTGATGTTTCGTTACGTATCCCAGCGTGGCTTGTGGCCATGGCTCATAGCGTGGCGCGTGGCGTGGTCGCTGAGTGGTCGTTAGGTGAGACCACAGGAACGGTGAAAACAATGGATAAGAGCCAAGCAAGGCGACAAGCCGCGACCACTAGCCAAGGCGTCCTAGCGACGTCCTAGCGTGGTCCTGTGGTGCCTCATGTAGAGGGCGATTGTCACAACACGGGATACCGAATCCCCTGTGATCCTAGCGAAATCAATGGGTTAGGCCGGTGAGGTGCCCCGATGTGACGCTACGGGTGACGCGGTGTGGCGGCAGAGGGTGCCGTCGAGACCCCAATGGGCGATGGAACGCGGGAGCCACGAGGGGCACGGGGGGGAACCTCAGGCCCGCCGCGTGAAATAAGGGGTTTCACATTTTTCGGTGAAAACATCCGGGGTCCGAAGTTCACAGGCAACTCAAATAATCGGGGGAATCGCGCCGCTCAGGGTCTTTACTTTGGGGTTCGAGGAGAGCCACATACTTTTCTCCCCTTCCAAAAGACCACCACAAGATTCTTTTAAGGAGAACTGTGCGTGGGCAAGATCAAAGCGAGAGCAAACCGGGCCTGTCGGAGGTGGGCATTCATTGCGCCGACGCTCTACTACACGTGGCTGCTTGTGGAGAGGGCAGGGCAGCACCTTTAGAGTCTCCTATTGACAACCCTGGCCTCCTAGTTCGTTGGGACATCGTAGATGGACCTGAGAACTAGGAGGGGTCGTCGGGAGGGCTGGGAGGGAGGGCTAGATAAGGATGATCAGTGATCAGCTCCACCTAACTCTCCCTCGCCAAGGACACCAAGAGTAGGACTCTTATGGTTGAATCTTAGAGAGGACTGGGGGTCTCCTACTATGGGTGGCCCTAACGTGTCTTATGGTCATACACGGGTCCAGGTCAGCCCCTTATCGGTCGCCCCGAACTGGGACATGAACTTGCTCAGCTCAGCCTGACGGGCTCTCTCGATGAGGTCATCGCGAGCCTTGTCTTCGTCTCGGGCCATGCTTTCCACCCAGTAGGCGACAGCCATAGCCAGGACGTCGATACGGTCGTCCTTTGCCAGCGACCCACGGTCTTTCGTGATGCGGGTCATCTGGTGGAACAGCATGTACTGCGTCTGCTTCTCGGGCGGGTAGTGCTGCACCGAGGCGAGGTCGTCCTTGATCACCTGAGGGTCGAAGATGAGCTTGTGGCGCATCATGACGGGCTCAAGGGTGTCGATGATCCGCTTCTCCTTCTGAGTGTTGTGGCGGACCTCCTCGATCAGGCAGCGGTGCTTACGATGCACGACCGGCTGGATGAGCTTGGTGAACATGCCGTCACCGAAGTTGCTCTCGATGATGATGTGGTTCACTCCCCACTTCGCAGCGAGGTCAGCGAGCTTCTCAAGAGTGGGATCGTCGTATCCACCTTGCAGACCACCAGCAGCGACCACGTAAAGGAACCCGTGGAGGAACTTAACGATGGCGTAGGTGGTCTCGTCGGTGCCACGTCCCGATGGGTCGATGGCCATGACAGTGCCGGTATACTCGGCCCACTCAGCGGACAGCATAGCGGGCTTGTGGAAGCGATCTCCGTTGAAACCGACCGAGGGTAGGTCATTGAGAACCAACTCGGGCAGAGCCGCCCATACGGGCTTCGCTGGGGCCATCTCCGGGTTACAGGACATGACCATGAGATCGGCCAGCTTGAGGGGATACCGATCGGCATCGGACAGGCGCGTATCCAGCATGAACTGGAGAGCGAAGCCGCCGCGTCCGTAGGAGCACTCGCGTTCCGCCAAGTCGGTCTCAGAGAACCGCTTGGGGTCCGTGGAGGTGCCGACCTTGGCTCCCTTGGAGAGCTTCTCGATGATGTACGGAGCGAGGTTCTCGCCGTAGTTCACCATCTGCTTCTCGTCGGGATAACGAGCAGGCCACACCCGGATGGGATAGCCGCGTGAAGGCAGGGAGTTGTAGAGGGACATCTCGCACTGGGGAGTGCCGAGGTAGATGATACGGCCACCGGGAGAGAGGAGCGCGTCGAACTCCTTCACGGCTTCCGAGAGCTTGTCTCGCATGGCCTGTGTGAAGCTGTTGTTCGGCACCTCGACGTCGTCGGCGATGATTGTGTTGGCGCGTGATCCAGTGAGCTGGCCGTTGATGCCGACCGACTTCACAGACGGGGCGTGAGCAGCGCGAGCGGGACCAACGTCGAAGGCGATCTTGGAGTCGCGGGAATCCTTGCCGGGGATCAGGTGGGCGAGGATCGGCATCTCTTTGATGAGACGCATGGTGAAGGTCGTGAAGGCGTCCGAGCGTTCCTTGGAGGCGGACACCACGAGGATCTTGTGGTCAGGATCCATGAGCAGGAGCCAGCACACGTAGGCCGATGTGATCCAGCTCTTGCCGATCCCTCGGAACGCCTCGACGACGCAACGTTTGGGGCCGTGTTGGAGGTAGTGGGCGATGTCGTATTGGACGTCCGTGGGCTCCGGGAGATTGAGGTGGAGCCAGCACATGAAGAGGAAGTTGCGGAAGTCCTTCAGTTGCGGTGGGAGTTCGTTGGGTTTCATGAACCTGATGGGCTGGGAGAGCCACAGGCAGGCGTCAAGGATCCCAGAGGTGCAATCCTACTGGCAAGCCTTAAACGCCCGTCCTGGGGCTTCTCTGCGGGTTTTAGTTGAGGACTTGGTCTGCGTCGGCTTCGGTCGCGAAGGGCAGGCTCCCGAGGAGCTTACCGAGCGGGCTGTCGGCGGCAGGGACCGAGGTCACGTTGTTGTCTTTGAGGAACTGTCGAGCCACGCTGAGATCAGCGGCGGTGGCATCCCCGGAGTTGATCCGTTTGCGGAGAGCCGTGGCGAGGTCGTTGTGCATGGCATTGAGGATCGAGTCGTCTGCCTTGCTCATCAGAAGAAGAGTCCTTTCAGATAGGGAGCGGCGAAAGCGATTACCGAGGACGTCGCAACGGCCAGCCAGTGAGCACCCCTGAAGAATCCCTTACGGGTGCTGTTGGTGGTCTCAAGGGCGGCGATGCGAGCGTCCTGTTCGTCTAGGCGTTTGTCGTGTCGAGTTTGATTGGAGAGCAAGAGGTCAATCTTACCCTCCAACCGTCCGACAGCCGTGTAGAGCTGCGGGTCTGTGGTCATTAGCTCAGGGCTTCGTCTACCCGTGCTTGAGTGAGGACACCGGCAGCGACCAGATAGGCCATACCGGCGACAGTGCGGGGATCGTCCGACACGACCGAAGTGGAGGCCCGCAGGAGGTCCAGCCAATCTTCGATCATGTCGTCGGTCTTCGCGAGAGTGCGGAGGGCCTTGCGCTCCTCCGGGGTGAAGAGTTCGAGGAACTCCAGCGGGGTCCACACCTTGGCGACCGGAGGGACCGCGTTGGGATTGTGGGCGGCGATGAGCGCGTCGAGTTGCTGCCGCTGCGAAGCAGACAGCGCGTCACGTCCGATGATCTCGCCGCTCGCCATGAAGGCTATTCCTTCGCTAAGACCAGCGGCGCGTAGCTCGTCCCCGAAGTGGGTGCCGAGTTGTTTTGACATTTGCGTTTCCTTGTTAGAGCCAGAGGGTCGAATGTACCGCAGACCATACTGTGATGGATGGGCCGTTCCCTCGTGCAGACGGTTGGAAGCTTGGGATGGTAGTAGTCGCTTGTGCCCCCCTTACTTGGTAGCCCGCGACCGGGAAATAGGTGCTGGCACCAAAGTTACCCCCGCTCTCGTTACCGCCCACATTGCCTCCGATTATGACGGCCCCCAGCGCCATGTTGGCAACGGAGCTAGTAGCGTAACCGACCATTCTTGCGTCACAGGTCTCTCCCGCCCACACAATGCCGTAGGCGGTTCCGAGTGCTACTTGGGAGGTAGAGGCGGTCGACACAGAACCAGCATACAGAAACAAGTGTTTGGGTCTGCGGTTGAACCAAGACGCTACCGCACGAATAGCGTCGTTGTCGTAAAAGAGCCCATCGTTCCACCGCCACACTGCGCCGACGAGGGTGCGGGTAGGATCACCCGACTTGATCTCGACGCCGTTCGTGTGCGTAGCATGGTGCGTGGCGCTGACCTCATAGGCGACGGCGGAACCTGTCCAGTATGCGTAGATGAAGCACATCGTGGACGTGGTGAACTGCGTGTTGGCGAACGTCGTCTGCACGAGCTGGCGAGACTTACCGTCGATGATGAGACGGCCACCATTTACGATCTGCAAGGTGAGCAGCGTGGTGCTGGTGTAAACGAGGCGGCAACCGCCGTGACCCCACTCGGAAAGCCCGAGGTTCTGGCGAGCCGCTACGGGGTCCGCAAGGCCACCAAGGTTCCCTGCCTTCGACAGGAAGAGAGCCGGATCGAACGTCGCAGCAGCGTCCGCCGCAGTCTCAGCTCTCTCGGCCTGCGTCCAAGCCCACGCAGCGTGTTCCCCTGCCGTCACCGTGTCCGCTGCCACCTGTGTAGCCTTCGTGTCCACGTTGGCCGACTTCGCGTTGACGTTGTCGTTCTTCGTGTCCACGTTCGCGGACTTCGTGTTGACGTTCGCGTTCCACGCCGAGACCTCGTCGCGATAGCCCTTGGTCGTGTCGCGATACTGGAGTGCCAGGTCTCGTGCAGCAACGGCAGCAGCGAGCGTGGCGTCGTAGTTGGCCTTGAGAGCCGCCGCGTCGTTCTTCAGGGTCTCCGTCGTGTTCTTCGCGGCGGTCGTCTGGTTAAGCAGCGTCGTCATCTGCGAGAGGAACGTGCCCTCGAAGTACTGCTTGTTCACCGCGTCGTTGGCGTTGATCGGATCACCGATGTTGGAGACCCGGCGACCACCAGCGGAGTATGAGGCGTCGGCCAAGAGTTCCAAGGTGCCACCAGCGATGTCGATGGCTTCCTGCACGATGTAGAACACTTGGATGTTCGCCAGATCGAGGTCGCTCTCGGTAAGCACGGAGCCGTCCGTGAAGTCGACCAAACGAGTGTCGCGAGGAGTGTTGCGCCGCAACTCCACAACGGAGGCAGCGGCTGGGGCAGGAGAGATGCGGATAGTCTGGGCGTCGTCGAAGGTGAACGACGGGTTGAGATCGAGATCGACCTTAACGCTGATGTCCGATTTGTTCAGGTACGGGAAGGGGATCGCGAAGGTTTCCTGCGAACCGTTGCCCGCGTACTGAACGTACGAGAGTGCCATTGTTGTCCTTTGAAAGAGGAAGCCCCCCGGTTTTATCCGAGGGGCCTGAGGGTTATTGGGTGATGCCGTTCAGGAGCTGGTCCGTGGCGGACGCTTGCTGATCGGGAGTCTTCTTCGCTCGCTTGGCGACGGCAGCGCGATACGCTTCCATCTTCACCGCTTCGTGCACCTTGGGGTTCTCTTTCATGAGCGCCTTCAAGGCCGCATCGCGATACTGGCCGATGACTCGGTTGATCTGCATGATGCGTGTGCCTTCCTTGCCGTCCTCGCCCGGTTCACCATCGGTCAACTTGTCCTGATACTGAGGGGACGCGATGACCTTCTGGAGGGCCTGACGAAGGGTGGGCTTCCGAGGATCCGGCTGGCCGACGAGTTCCGAGAAGCGGTCGTGAGCCGTGTACGTCCCGATCTTGAGTTCCGGGTCCGTGAGGTCCACGTCTCTCACCTTCTTCGGCGGCGTCATGAGCTTCTTGCCGTGAATGTACGACTGGCGAGCCAGCTCATCCCTGACGTCGATCTGCACGTTCTCCTGCCACTCCTTGGTCACCGGCTGGTCACCCATGAGGTGAGGCTCGATACCTTGAAGAAGCGGAGAGATGCTGTCCGGTCCCCACGCGGGAGGAAGCAGCACCTTCTCACCGAAGATGTTGCGAACCGGGTCGACCTCGTCGCTGTAGCCGGGAACACGCCTCATGATCTCGTCGATCACGCTGCGAGCTTCACGCATGTACGGGTCGCTGTTCATCGACTTGAGGGCCGAAGGAACGAACGATCCAACCTGTCCGCGCATCCACTTGTCCATGCTCCGCTCCGGGTCGGTGACCGCGTCGAGGAACTGGGAGAGACCGAGGAGGTAGGACTTGCTCTTGAGCTGCTGAGCGAGGGCGATACCCATGTGACCAGCAACCGTCGACAGCTCCTCGTCTCCGAGGTGTCCCGCCGCCTGGGCGAGATCCGCCGACATCCCGAGGAACATCCCGAAGGGATCGAGACGCTGATAGGAGGTGTAGGTCACCTTGCCGTCAGCATCGACAGACTTCCACGAATAGGGACGCCAGCCAGTGGCTTCAAGGAGTCTCCGGGTCTCAGGATCCTTGGGACCGCTTCCGGTGATCTTGCCTTCGACCGCTGCGCCTCCTGCGATACCCCAGAGGGTGCCGCCGATGGCCGAACGAGCAGCCCAGTCCGCCTGCGCCTTGTGGCCGTTATGTCCCAGCGAGTTCGCCAACTCCTCCTTGCGGAGCAGATTAAGAACCGGGGTACGGCTCCACACGAACCGTCCGATGTTGGTCGGGGTCCGCACGAAGGGCATGATGAAGCGCAGTGCCGGGTGATCGTTCACGCCGCGCTGCATGATCTCACCGAACGACTTCTCACCGAAGAAGGTGGGGGTCTGGAGGTTGTTCGAGAACGTAACCTTCTGCGCCTGTTCAAGGGCGACCTTGTCGAGGGCCTGTCCGGTCGTGGAGTCCACCGAGTTATCAAGAGCTTCCGTCAAGCGAGCCGCGAGGGAGTGCATGTCGGTCGAGTTGGGATCACGCATGAAGTGTTCCTTCATCGCGTTCGCCCGCACCTGACTACGGTAGGTCATTTGCTTGATGAACTCGTCCTCGGCCATCATGAGACGGGAGGAGAGGTTCGTCGCCTTACCGAACGTGTTGATCAGCCACGCGGCTGTTCCATCCGGCTTGACGTACTGCTGGTAGGCCTGCTGCGTGATCGCGTTGTGGGTCGTGTATAGGCCTGCCGTACCCGGATCGAGGACCGGAGCCTCACGGCGGAAGGCTGTAACGGAGAGCTTGAGGGCGTCCTTGAGGGACATCATCATGCCTGCGTATTCCAGACCTCCCTTGATGAAATCACCGCGTCCTTCCTTGGTTCCTGCGCGTAGAGCACCGGAGACCATCTTCTCAGCGGGGAGATAGGCGGCATGACCGAGCGAGCCGATGATGTTCGCCATGTGCGAGGTTGGAGCCGACAGGATCGAGTTGATCCAGATTTGCTGGGTGCCCGCCATGAGGTTCCCGAGGAGGCCACGTTCGGTGACCTTTCCGATTGCCTTGGGCTTACCGCCTGCTGCCTTGATCCGACGCGCGTACGCTCGCATGGCAGCGGGGCCACCAGCGAACAGCTCATCCGGGTTCATGTGAAGCAGGGTCTTCTGGTTCACCTCTGCGCCGATCTTGAAGGCGTTGAAGGTGCGAGCGAGGTTCGTCTTCGTGCCGCCGTACATCGCGCGGACGTTGGCCAACAGCTCCGTGTGCTTGGCGAAGTCAGCCATCACATCGTTGTATGAGTTGTAGCCAGGAGGCAGTGGACCGAACTCGTCAGCCACGTAGGTCGCCAGATCGTCCACCTTCTTGGCAGTGGTCGCGAAGAAGTCCCCGAAGGCCTTCATCTGCGCCGCCATGCGGACGGAGTTCTGGTGCGTCACCGCGAGCTGCTGGAGGATGCGCTGGGGCTTCCCTCCGGTCAGATCACCGATCTGCGCGGCGAGAGCTTTCGTCTCCTGCCACGTCACCACGCCATCGTCGCCGCCACCGCGAGCCGCCTTGATCTCTGCCGAGTAGGTCTCTTCGAGAGCATTGAGCGTCGTGCGGACGTCGTCCATGTTGTGGATGAGCTGCGTGTTCATCCCGACGATGTCTTCGCCTTCGTCCCTGAACAGGCCGTTACGCCAGTCGCGGTTCGCGATGAACTGCTTGAAGCCTTCGTCCGTTTGGTTGACGACGAGCTTTACAGGGGTGGCCTGTCCGGCGCGTGTGGGGACCGCCTGAGTCTCTACGTCAGCTTTTGGAAGCGGAGTATCACCGAGATCGAGATCGCCCTGTACGGGCTCCTTTGGGGCCTCTGTGGCCTGCTTGGTGATCTGCTCCGGGGAGACCTCTGCGGACTTCTCCGGGGCGAACATGTCGAGCTGATCCGGTTGGGCAGCTTTCGCTTCCGCCTTCGCTGCGTCAGACGCGGCGTCGACCTCATCGAGAACTTCGAGAGCAGCCTTCTTGTCTCCCTTCGACCACGCCCGAGCCGCCTTGACGGACCAGATGAGGCCTTCGAGAGCCGTACCGATGATGACGCCTTCCGCCGCCTGCTTGAGACGACCAATGGCCTCGTTGTCGTTCGGGTCTGAAGCGAGAGCCTCGGTGATCCTGTTGGCGAACTGCGGGTGGGACTGGATGAAGTCCGAGAGGTTATCCTCGTTGGCGGTGAACACCGAGAAGTCGGCGAGAGCACCTTGGGCACCACGAACGGCCATAGCGCCGAGGACGCTTGCACCTTCGGCCACCTTGATGAACTTGCCGGCACCGAGCAGACCCACGCCGAGTTGGGCGGCGTCATTAGTGAGTTGGCCGACTGCGGTTGAGGGCTTCGCCGGGAGGGCACTGTCGGGGATCGCAGGCTTTGCTTCCGCCCCGCCGTTGTCTCCCTTGTAGGTTCCGGGGCTCCAGGTCAGCCAGTTGTCCGGTCCCCATCCCTCAGAGCCCGTTCCCCATTCGAGGTGGCCGAGGTCTACGACGTTATCGTTGAGCCACTGCCCGATCTTCTGGGCACCCTCGTCGACCGCGTTGAGACCCTCTGCGACACCGCGAGAGGACTGCTGGTCGACGTCCTTGACGATCTTCTTGATGTTCTCCCACGACCACGTCGAGGGTGTGGAAGGAGCCGCTGGGGCTCCCTCCTCCTGCTGGAGTTCAGCCAGAGCCGCATCGAGGTCCGAGGCATACTGCTGATCGGCCTGCGCTGGTCCCGGAGCCGCCTCAGGGGCGACCGGAGCCTCCCCTTGTGCGACTAGGGGTGTAGCGACTTCTGTTTCTTCTTCCATGTGTTGTCCTTACTTCGTCCCTGTGAGGGCTCGTTGGGTTTGATAGAAGCGGGCGATTGCCTTCGGATCTTTGAGACCGAGCTTGTCGATTGCCTCCTTGAAGGCGTTCGGTGCAGCAGGGTTCGCCCGGTGCTCCGCGAAGAGAGCGTCGAGGGACTTGGTGTCCGTGAACAGCTTCGTCGTCCGATAGTCAGTCGACGGGGTGACCACAGGAGCCGCTGCAGCGTCCGTGGAGGGCTTTGTCGTCTCAGCCGGTGTATTCGTACCGGGAGGAGGCGTCGTGGCCTTCTGGGCCTTCCATGCGTCGATGTCGGCCTTCTCTCCGAGGATGGCCTTGAGAGTCCCGTTGAGGAACCGCTTCTGGTCCTCGGGAAGAGCCTTCGGGTTTTCCTGCATCCACTTGGTGAAGGCCTCGAAGACCTCACCCTCTGCTTCGACCTTGACCCGAGCCTTCTCCAAGTCGAAGTTGTTCGGGTCCATGAGGATGCCATGGATGGTACTCATCGCGTCTCGATACGGTGTCCCGTTGAGGAACGACTGCTGCTTGTTCTGGCGAGCCTGCTCCATGAACTTGCCGATGTTCGACGGGTCACGGAGGTATCCCGCAGCGACCGCATCACGGACGTCGTCGGGAGTGATCTCGCCGTTGTAGAGCCGAGTCTGGAAATCGAGGATCGCCTTCGGATCGTCGTTCTTGTTCTGAGACCGCAGGGTTTCGTTCATGGCTCGCATCTGCGCGGCAATCGTGTGATCGACCTTCGCCGCTTCGATGATTTGTTCGCCTTTGAACAGCGCGTCCTTACCGGCAATCATGGCCTCTTCCTGCGCGATGTACGCACCGGCCTTGAACTTCTCGACCCTGGCCTTGTGCTCGCGTTCTTGGAGTTCCCGCTGGGCGTTGTCGCGGGTGACCCGTAGCGCAGCGATGGAGTTGGCGGTTGCCATGATCGCCTTGCGGGTATCCGGGTCGTCAGAGATGGCAGGACGGCCTTCACGCTTCACGTCGAGGATCTTGAGGTAGCGTTCGTCTCCCGACTCCATGGCCTTGTTGATCACGGACTTGACGATGTCGGCGTCAGCGTCTTCCTCGCGGATACCACCGGCAACATCCTTCGCGGCGTCCGCGTAGAGGCTCGTCTGGAGTTCGTCCAAGTTCGGATCCGCAGTGATGGAATCTGGGGCCTCCATTCCAGCCTTCTTGAGGACGGCGTTGTAGGTGGCGGCATAGCGAGGACGGCCAGCCTTCTGGAACGCTTCCCACGTACCTTGCAGGCCGTTCATGATGCGGTTGGAGAATCCCTCGGTCTTGAGGTCTTCCATCAGATCGCGGCCAGTGCGGTCCTTGTAGTCGCGCTTGGCGAGTAGGATCGCAGCCTTGTCCTGATTTTCAGGAGTGAACGGCGGCGGCTCTTTGCCTTGCGACTTCCAGAGGTCCACCCACGTTGAATAGAGGAACTGGTAGCGGCCTGCGGCGGTCGACGTCTTCCCAGCGTTCTTACCGGAGGTGATCACTGCGGCGATGTTCGGGTGTTGCCCGTTCAGCTCGAAGGTGGCTCCCTTGCCGCCATCGTAGCGAATGTCGTAGCGATGCCCGCTCTCGCCTGCACCGATGCCAGCCAGGAGCGCCTGCTCCATCGGATCGAGATCCTTCGCAGCGAACTCACCGGCCTCGTAGGGCTGTGCAGCAGGGAGAGCCTCGAAGGCGTCCAAGCGTTCCGTATTGCGGGCACCAGAGGCTTCCCTTGCCTTGCGGACTAGGTTGTCCTTGGCGTTCCTTGCGTGGGCCTCGGAGAAGGCACGAGCGGCGTTGCTGGCCACCTCCATGGCGGCGCGACGTTCAGCCGGGTCCGTGTACTGCGAGAGGTCACCCTCGATCTGCTTGATGAACCACGACTGGATTTCGCCGGGATTCGTGGAGTTCACGAGGGGCGACGTGTAGTACGCAGCCTGCACCTCACCGATGCGCTTGGACATCGAGGTCTGTGCAAGGTTGCTCATGAAGGTGTCCCGATAGAACGGCGACTTGGACGCAAGATCAGGGTTCGCCTGCACGGCTTCTGCCCACGTCTTGGCGCTGGACTTCATGGCGTCGTAGCCAGCCTGTAGCTGATCGTCCTGCTTGGCCTGTTCGTCCTTCTCAGCGAAGAAGTTCGCCGTTGCCGAACCGAACCCGGAGAGGGCCTGAATGAGCTGGGCTGCGGAGTTGGTTTCGTCCACGGGAGCCACCGGAAGGCGACCCTGCGTGGGAGCGAGAGGATTGGAGCCCCGAACGGGAGCAGCCATCTCTTGGAATGATGTGTCCACCCCCACGGTATCGACAGGTCGAGCATGGGGAGTGAACTTGATACGGTCGATACCACTTGGGGGCATGGATGATCCTTAGAACTTGTAACCGTTGGACTTCATGTAGCCGCCGATGCCAGTGATGGCCGCAGTGGCGATGTTGATGCCGAGGGCACCATCCGATGGGCCAGACACTTGCTTGGGCGGGGCGACGGCAGGGACAGGCGACGGGCCGCGTAGTGGGGCCAGTGGTGCTGATGCTTGGAGCTGGAGCGATCCAACCTTGCCGTCATGCTCAGCCTTGAGACCAAGCACGTCGAGACGTAGCTGACGTTCACGCGCGGTGTCGTTGAGGTCCGACTGAGTGAGGCTCTCACCTTCCTGCCGGAACAACTCACCTTCGAGCTGACGGGCCGTGTTGCCGTCGATGTTGCGCTCGCTGATCATGTTGTTGACCGTGGCGCGGGCTGCGCGGCCTTGGGCCTGCACTTCCTGCTTCTCGAAGGACGAGACGATCTGTTCCTCGAAGGCGCGAACAAGGAGGGTGCCTACCTTCGTGAAGTAGTTCTCCTCCATGTTGTCCCGAGCCCGATCAACGAACTCCACCTGACGGTCGAACTCGGTCTCTTGGAACTTGAGAACCTGCTTTCGATAGTCGATGTCACGGGCGTAGATTTCGGTCTCGTACTCCATCTGCTTCGTTCGGTTCTGTTCCTGAACGAGGTTCATCTGGGCGTTGTAGGCGTTCTCTTTGGCGGCTTGCGCCTTCTGAGCAGAGTTACCCAGAAGCGAGCCACCAATGCTGGTCACCATCCCAAGGATGGCACCCGCTCCGGTGAAGCACATGGCTTCCTCCTGTAGAATGGAATGAAAGGGAGCCCCGAAGGACTGTTGATGGGATCGGACAGGGTGAAGCCTGCCCACTGGATCCACCTGATGTGGACTGTGTTTCGTGCGTCGACTGCGTTCGCGATGACGGGGATGTCTCCCTGCATGTCCGCGACGATCCGCTTGGTGTTCCTGAGGAACCACCTCCAGTGATCTTCAAGACCATCGGAGGCGAGCATCCACGGCGCACCTCCTCCTTGTCCGTACAGGGCGAAGGGCTTCCCCGCGTCGTCCGCGCATGTCCACGAGGGACCGCTACGGAGCGACAGCAGGAGAGCGTCGAGGGGCGTGATGTCGGTGAGCGCAGCCAGCTCCCGGAGGTCCGCCGAGCGGAGGCGTGAAGCCAGCCACTCAGCGTCCTCTGATACGCCTTTGCGTATACTGGGCATTTATACGCTTTCGCGTTTACATCGGGCTGGTGCGGACGGTGTACATCGCCTCCCAGTCCGCGTTGAGGATTCGGCTGGGGAACGGGCTGTCGTTCTTGAGGATGATGCTGACGTTCATGTTCTGCCCCAAGATGGGGAATCGGAACGATCCCGTAGCGATTGACGGGAGACCAAGGCGGTTCGTGTTACTGCCGATCACGCGACCAGTGAACTCGTTGATGAACGCCTGCCTACCAAGCGGAGTGACCTCCACCCGGAAGTAGCCGGTGTCTGCGTAGTTCATGATCATGCGACGGAGCTGGAGACGTCCCTGCGTGTTCGCCATCTGCCCGCCACCGGGAGCCTCCTGTCGGAGGATCAGCGGGGAGAACAGGAAGCTCATGCAGTACGAGCGCCCGATCACAGCCTTGTCGACGTCACCACGCACGGTCACCGTGGACCCATCCTTCGAGAGGATCGGCACGACAGCACCGGGCTTGTACGTGTTGTCATCAGCCAGGGCGACCACCTGTAGATCCGGGAGGTCAGCAACAGGGTATGGCATCGTAAACGTCGTCGTGGTCCCTGTGAGAGGCGTTTCGACGACGCGCGTGATCATGTCGGACGTGACCCTGCTATCGAGATGGATCGTGTATTCCATGTCCACCTCGGTGATCCCCGGAGCGATGTCCATGCGGAGCAGTTGAGTGACGCCGCGATCTCTCACGACGACCCAGCATGTGCTCTCAATGAACTGCGCGTCGAGAACCTCAGTTGTCGCCGGGAACGACCAGCGGCTCATGGATGACTGAACCTTCTCCTGTCCCGCGTAATAGTACTTGTAGACGAAGATCGAGTTCTTCTCTCCGTCCGCCAGCGCCAGCAGCACGTCCTCGTTGGTCGAGGCGGTCAGCTTGGTGATGTTGCCGGGGATGTACTTGGGGACGTGAGCCGTGATGTCGTTCGCGCTGTTTGTCCTCGTTTGGCCGTCCACATAGAACTCCCGGATACCCGAGAACCCACCCTTGCGGGTCGTGAAGTAGATGAACGAGGCGGCACCCACAGGCTTCGCGATGTTGCTCGTCTCAAACTCCGTGGTCGCGTTGATCGAGACTGTCGCCGGGGACAGGATCCCTTCTCCTGAAAGCAGGAACTGGGTCTGATCGGAGAACAGTAGGAGGCTCTCGTTGAACGGCACCGCGTGGCGTAGGATCGAGACCTTGACGTGCGAGACCGCGACGTCGATGGGATCCGTGTCCAGCAGGGCTGTAGCGGTGTCCCGGAAGAAGTCGAAGAAGTACCCGTTCTTGGACATGATCACGTTCTCGTCCGCGACGAAGCCGAGGCGATTGCGGAAGAAGAACATGTCGGACAGCGGCTTTCCAATGAAGGAAGGCTGCGGGTTCGTTTTCGAGTCACCGGCCTCGCACTTGTCCCACGTCGCCTGCTTGAAGGTGAACGTACCGTCCGCCTCTCGGATCAGCGTGTAGGGCATCGTGGCGGGGTCAATGGCGATCTTCCGACCGGGCTGGGCAATCTCTCGCCATACACCATCCCATCCGTCCGTGCCGGTGGCATCGTAACGGAGGTAGTAGTTGTCGTAGTCGTTGCCTGCCGATCCTGTGACCTCCACCTGGAACCCCGAATAGGCTTTCGCCGGGAGGTTCGCAAAGGACTGCGTCTTGTCCTTGATGCCGAGCATCGCCGTGTTCCCCATGGTGTCCTCGACGCGGATCGTGAAGTCAGTCGCGGGTGCCTTGGGGACGATGTAGATCGTCGATCCTACGACCTGACAGGTTGCCGGGGCCGCTGAGCCGTTGAGGGCCACGCCGAGCGTCATAGCGATTGCGGTGGTCTGGATCCCATTGGGGTCCGTGGTACTTGTCGTATGCTCAACCACCACGCCACCCACGACGAGACGGTAGGTGGTCGCGTAGTTGCCCTGCCGAACGTAGACGATAGCCTCCGGAGACCTCGCCGGGATCGTCTCGGCTGTCATCGCGGTCTTGCCGTCCTTGTTGAGGAAGAACGTGTAGTCCGCCACGGTGACCGCACCGAAGTTCGCCTTGGGGCTGTAGAGGTATCCCTTGCCGTTCGGGAAGTTCACCGTCTTTTCGACCCCGTCGAAGTCGTACACCTTGAGGTCGTTGTTGTAGGCCAGAACCACGTACTTCTCAGCGAGGTCGCGGTTGATGATGTGGATGAAGGCGTCGTCAGGGGCGCTGTCCAAGAGCTTCGCCACGAACCTCGTCGGGGGCCGCTTGGTGAGACCCTCAACGATGGACGAGTAGGCGTTGATCTGTTCCTCGGCCTGCGATGCAAGACGGAGAGCGAATGGCTGCTGAGAGACGCCGTTGATGAAGTTCGGGATCGACCCCGAGATGATCCGGTTGGCGACTGCCGTAGCCATTAGCCCTTACCGAACACCGTGATGCGAGGCCACCCGAGGATTCGGATGGTGTCTGCTTGGTTGTAGATCGTGAGGTCAGCGACTTCGGCTTCGAGGTTCTTGAGCTTGACGAAAGCACGAAGCTCGTCCTTCTCGTTGAAGCCCGAGAGTGTCGTCGAGCCCACCACGCGATCCTGAAAGACACGGGCGGCTTTGACCATGATGTAGTGGCGAGCCACTTGGGGGATCTCGTCGAACTCCAGCAGGCGCGTGATGTCGACCTTGACGGGCTCCGAGAACTTGAATGTCTGCTTCGCCTTGTCCCACAGCTTCAAGCCGCGCTGAACGAAGTCCTTCGAGGAATCCGAGGGATCCACCGAGAGGGTGTTGGCGGGAAGGTAGATTTCACCGGGGTACGGGAAGGTAGGCGAGAGCGAATAGTTCTCGTCGGTGTTCCACGACCAGCCGGTGGTTTGCACCTCGCGCATGGTCTCGTGGAGGATCTGAACAGCGATCACGGCGTCTACCAACCCGGTGTCGTGGATGGAGTTGACAGGCGACTCGCCGATGACGCTGAGCATCGTGTTGACCGCATCGAGTTCGGTCGTGAGTTGGAGAGCCATTACGGTTCCTAAAAAGAAAAAATGGGGAGACCCCAGGACGAACCTGAAATCTCCCCAGAGGTGAGTGTGAGTGACCGGAGGTCAGTGGATTAGGCGACGGCCTGCGACAGCTCGACAGCGCACTCGGGACGCAGCCCGCCGTGACCCATCGCGTACTTGGCGACGATCAGGGTGCCCTGACGACGGATGTCGTATTCACCCTCGGTGGCCAGATCCATGAGCTTCACGGTGCCGACAGCGTTCGGGTGCGCCACAACACCGATGGTGTCCGTGAACGTGCCCTGATACTTCGTGTTGCCGGTGTTGATGACCGTGGTCGGGAGGTGGTTCGACTTGACAATGCTGATACCAGCAACCTCGAAGACCTTACCCTTGGCGACCGAGCCGTTCGATCCGTCCGTGAAGTCGCGGTTGATCACCTTGTCGTCGAGGACGAGCTTGTAATACTGCGCGGGCTTGAAGACGGCGTAACGGCCAGCTTCCGGCACGTCCTTCTCGTCGAGCGTCTGAGCCGCGCCGTAGAGGGCCGAGACGAGAGCCGAGTTGGCGTTCGTGACCATGTCAGCGCCGCCAGCAATCTTCGCGCCGCCGAAGCCATCCGTGAGAGTCGCAGCTTCGCGCGAGGTCAGGATCAGCGTCTGGAGAACGTTCTTGTCGAAGGTGTTGGACAGGCTGTTGCCGGTCTCCTTCGTGTAGATCGAGCGGACGTCGTAGTGGTTCTTCGCCTCGTCGATGGACGCGATGAAGGCCGGGGCCACGAGCAGATCGTCAATCGTGATGACGCGCTCGCCGTGGTTCATGGTGCCGCCGGTGATCTCGTTACCGGGGACGTGGTAGTAGGAGCCGATCTTCCACGTAGCCGGGAAGGACGCGCTCTTGCCGTTGGAGATCGTACGGACGAGGTGACGACCCTGCATGACGTTGACCTCTGCGAACGCGGTGAGAACTTCACCACCGAACTGCTTGAGGAACAGCGCATCAGCATCGCCCGAACCGTTGATCATACCAAGGCGGGAGGGAGTGGCATTTGCCATGTGTAGAAAATCCTGTGCTTTTGAATGGGCGGGATTGCCCTGAACGCCCTTCTAAGAAGAGGCAGCGTTATCGCAGCAGGATTGGTCGGGATGGCTGGACTTGAACCAGCATTTCTGGGAGCTACCCAGCGTCCTAGTCTTTGGACGACTTCCCGAAGAGGGACCGCACTTGATTTACAGAGGTGCGATCCGTGTCAGTTACTTTCGGAAGACTTTGGCGAGGCCAGCCAGGACGCCGATGAGGGCGGCTCCTTGTCTGACCGGAGCGGTGACCGTGGGGGCCACCTTGTCCACGACGTCGAAGACCTTGCCCGCAGTCTCCAGCACATCACTGGCCTCATCCAACGGCGTGGCCTTTCGGGGCTTCACGGGGACAGGGGCAGGAGCTGGGACTGGGGCAGGCTTGGGTTTGACGGGGACCGTGCGAGCCACTTGGAGAAGCTCCTGTGCGGTCTCGACGATCTCGTCATCGACGGTGTTCTTGGTGCGCTTGGCGATCACCGCGAGTGCAGCCAGTGCGAACCCAACGCTCAACAGGATGACATCCCAGTGAGTGATGAGAAACGCGAAGACCAACATTGCGGTGTTCATTTCGATTTCCTTTAGAACGCGGTGGTTGCCGCGAGACGGGCTTCGACTTGGGCGCGGAACGCTTCGTCGCGGCCATACAGTGGGTTGGACATGTCAGCGACCATCTGAGCGCGGGACTGGTATCCCGTAGCAGCGGGCGCATTGCCGTTGCCGTTGAGGAGAACCGGCTCGACGCCGTTGGTCCGCTCATAGCGAGCTTGCAGACCCGTGAGGGCCAGCTTCACGACTTCGGCAGGCTGAGTGTCGATGATGTTGTTGAGGGTCGTCTTCTCAGCGGGAGACAAGTTGGCACTTGCCCACGCATGGATCTGTTTGAACCCTTCCTCGCCGCCGACAACCGAGAAGATGTCCTTAATCTCATTCTGGACTAAGGCTTCTTGGCCAGCGATGGCTGCATCGAGAAAAGCCTTGTTCACGCCAGCTTTCGCTAGGGCTTCAATGGACTTCTCGGAGAGCTTGCCGTCCTTCATGTACTCGGCATTGAAGGATTCCAGATCCAAGCCAGCGGCCTTGGCAGCGTTCTCGACCACGGACATTGGGTCGGACGCAGGGGCTTCCTGCACTGCGGGGGCTGGGGGAGCTGACTTCAACGCTTCGTAAGCCGCAGTGAACTCGGCCATCGACTTGAACTCAGCGGGGAGTCCTTCGACAGGCGCGGCGGGTGCGGTAGAGGTATCGGCAGTCGTAGCGACCGGGCCGGAAACCGGCGTCGGCAGCGAGGCGGCAGCAGCGGAGTTGGAGTTAAGCGCGGGAGCGGAGACCGGGGCCTCGGCTGGTGCGGCTCCATCCGCCATTACTTGAACAGTCATCAGTGGTTCACTCTCTTGAGGCCGAATACGATGTCCTCGTGCGGCTCTGGGTTGGAGGCCTCCTCAGGCGTCTCCGGGGTCACCTCCGGGGCGACCTCCGGGTTGTCCTGTGGTTGGGCCTCGGTGGAGGCTTGATCAGCCTTGCGGGGCTTGCGGGCCATTGGGGACTTTCTGTTGTGCGGACATGGCCTTGATGGCCTCTGGTCCGAGCTGCGTGATCATGTTCTGACGTGCGGCGTCCTGCTGCTCTGCGACTCTCTCATCCTCGGTCTTCACGAGGTCTGCATCGTCAATCGAGAGTGCAGTCGATACGCGAGTGATCAGAGCAGGCGGCTTGACGCTGGCAGCGAAGAGTTCATCACCGAGAACCTGCTTGAGGACTTGCGCCCACTGGAGCAGATTGTTCAGGTCATGGCCGCGTCCTAGCGCCTCCAGGCCGGTCACGATGGACGGGCGTACGGTTCCTTCGGGGAGCTGCGGGAGCTTGCCCTGCTGCTGGAGCTGGAACACGAGACGGCGGACGTACGGGAGTTGGAACTCCTGCGAGAGAATCGAGTAGACACCGCCGAGGGCGTCTTCAAGTTCACGCGCCATGAGCCGGATCTCTTCCGCCGTGACACGCTCAGCATCGCGAGTGATCGCCGAGGTCAGGAGGAAGGCTTGTGCGAGGCGCTGTGCGATTGTCTCGATTGTCTCAAGGGCTACACGGAAGTCCGCGTATTTCTCAACCTTGAGGACGGTCACGTCTGTCGCGACACCGGCACGAACAGCGAGGTTCGGAGCGTTGGCGATCACGCGGGCCTCGGTGACACCATTGGGGTTCACGAGGAAGATCACCTTCGCAGCGGCTGCGGAGCCTTCGACGATTGCAGCGGTGAGGCCTTCGAGAGACCTGATGTCACCGATGTATTCCTCGACGTGACCACGGCCATAGTCCTCGCCGTCCACGGACGCCCAGCGGAGCGCCATGAAGGGAGCCTTGTCGATTGGCCACTTGCCTTTGGACTTCGGAACGATGATGTCGGCCACCTCTTGGTGGACCTCGTAGAAGCTGCCTTTGCGGCGGACCCACGTATACAACTCGACAACTTGCGAGGTGCCCGTCGTAACGGACGCCTGTGCCACCTTGCGGAGGTTCTCGGGGAGAGCCTCAGGATGGACCCGCTCTCTCACTACGACTTCCAGAAGGTTACCCGAGGGGTCTCTCTTCACGACGTACTTGTCGAGCCGATAAATCTTGAGGCTGTTATCGGGCTGGAGATAGATGAGAATGTTGCCGGTGACGAGGAGCTGCTTGATGCCCTCGAAGAGGGGCGAGCGCGTCGTCGTTGTTTCTGTCTCGGCTTGGACCGTGTTCTCCATCTTCGCCAGAGCGGCTTCCACTTTGGATCGAGCAGCAGTTCCCTCACCGAGTTCGGCGAGAGTCTTGTCGCTGATCTTGAAGCGGAAGAACGATTGGTTCGGCGGGAGGAGTGCGAGGAGAACTTTGGAGGCGAGGTTGTTAACTCCCCGAGCGCCCATGCCTTGATACGGGGTCGGGAGTTCTGCGCCGGGTGTGTCCTGGCGGGGGAGCAGACTAGGGATCGTCAACTCCGCGCAATCCTGTGCCCGCCTCAGGAAAGAGGATCGGTCGGAGGAGAGCTGGGCGTAGCGACCCTTAGCCGTCGTAGCGGCCTCGGTCATTATCCCTTGGGGACGTTGAGACCAGTTGCGCCACCACCGGACTGTGGGGCGTTCATGTTGATGCGGAGAGCACCGCGACCACGACGCCGGATGTCGATGGCGCTGTCATCAGCACTCACTTCAGCAGCGGTTCCACCAGTCACCAATACGGCGGCAGGCGGGGGCGGTGGCGGGGCTGGGCGCTCAGCGATCTCGACCTGTTTGGCGAGAGCCTCTGTGATGGCCGCGTTCTGCGACGACTGCTCAGCGAGGGCCTTCTTCGCGAGTTTCATCTCCTTGGCGTGAAGCTTGTCCTGCTTCTTGGAGATCGCGTCCTGCTTATCGCGCTCCTTCTGGGCGTCGATGGAGGCTTGGATTTGGGCGATACGGGCAGCGCGATTGCTGCCACCAAAGAATGCCATTTAGTTTTTCACCTGTAGGATGTTGTCCTGCTGGCGTTCAAGCTGGTTGAGGAGGAAGCGGATAACCTCGCGCTTGCCTACCTCGATCCAGACCTTTCTATCGGTCCACTCGGGGTCGGGGCAGCGTTCGGGGAACCTTTTGTCCAAGGCGTCAACCAGAACGGCGTCCAGAGGAGGGATGTTGGGGAGGGCTTTTTGAGACATTGGAATGTCACTTTCAGCTATGGGTAGCTCTAACGTGTCTCATGGTCAGATGACGTGCTTCCACTGTCCTCCGTACCTGATGTTTCGGCCTTGATTGTAGGAGAGCCCACTCTCGCGGGCGGCGGCGCGGGTCGAGTATCCCTGTCGGACATACGCCCTGAATGAGCGGACTTGGTCCTCAGTGATGGTGGACCGGGGGTGTTCCTCCCCGGCCCTGAACCGGCTATCCAATCTCAGAACCGGCGACCGTAACTCCGAGTTGACCCATGACGGTATTGGTCTCTCTGCGGAGTTCTTCGAGTGTCCCACTGTTTACGATGTAGGCGTCGAACTCGAAATCATTGAGCAGGCCTTCCGAAGCCGAAACAGTCTCTGGGGCCTGCGGGCGAATGACGTGCATCAGAATGGCTCCGATCTTGTGCAGCTCATCGAACTCGTTGGGGAAGCGCATGTCATCCACGACGACGTTCTTGCCTGCATCCGTGGCGATCTTGATCTGCGCCATGGCGAGCTTGATCCACAGTCCGTCCTCGACGGCCTGACGGCCCCAATCGGAACCGAGGGTGATCATCAGGTGTCGCGGTGTGAAGTCGAAGCCGGGGACTGGGAGTTCCTTGAGGTCGCCCTCGATCATCCGTTCGATTGTCTCAGCGTCGAAGCCAAGCATCGAGAGGAAGTGTCGGCACATCCCCTTGAGGATCCCAGCGAACTTCACCACGACGAACCCATGGTCCTCGACTAGATAGTTGGCGAGGCTGGACTTCCCCGATTGCATAACCGAGGAGTACAGCCCGATGACGACAGGCTTCATTGTGGCTTCGGGATCCTGAAAGCATACCAGCGGAAGCCGGTGCGGATGAACTTGACGGGCCAGTTCCAGTAGAACTCGACGTTGTTGCCGAGAGCACCGATGTGGACCTCGCAGTCGACCATGCGGCAGATGCCGGGACCGACGCCGAGGTGTAGGACTGACCACGGGATTTCGCCCTGGCACTTGTAGCGTCCGAGGACGATGAAACCCCACGACAGCAAACCGAAGAAGTACCCCTTGAACCAAGGCATCTTCATCACGGGGCGATCCGCGTAGATCACGCGAGAACCGCCGGGGTCCAGAAGGCCTTGCCGCGTCCCAGAACGCTTACGTAGAGACAGCGGTCGCCGAACTTGGGGCGAGTCTGGA